TTATTCACGAACCAACCTTCCTTTTATTTTTACAATAGTATTACCATCTTTATCTTCACTAATTTCAACATTTCTGGCAAAAGATTCTGTTGGTGCTTGTAATTTAATTGCATTTTCAAACCAAAGATTTCTTTTATTTATATTAAGTAACGACAAATCTCTTACTATGTCATGCTCTGGCATGGAATGTGCGCTCATAAATCTAATATAATCATCTTGCATTTCTCCTTCGGAAAAATACTCTTCTGCAAAAACTCCAACATTCAATGTTAGATTCGCAGTGTAATTCATATAATTTATTAACTGCGTCTGCAATGCATTTTTTACTGATGATGACAATGATTCTTGTTCATTTATAAACTCTCTAGTATATCTGTAAAAATTATTTGTCATTACATCATTATCAGAAGACATTTTCAGTCCTAAAAACCTACTATAAAAATATTCTGCTTTATTTAACGTAGAATTTCTATCTGTGTTTATATCGTATATATACGCTTCTATTTCTTTTGGCTCTATAATTCCAACTCTTTTTGACTTATCGATAAAAAGACCTATTTTTTGCATTTTTTGTGCCTGCGTTAATAATAGATTATCTATATATCCTAGTTTTTTCACCCCTTCGTTATTTTTAATATTTAAACCATCATGTATATCGGCTTTTATTATGCAGATATATCTATTATCATTCCTCGTGACTGTCCCTTCGATTACAATAACGACTCCACCTGTATACTGCCTTGTATCTTGTGTTACTGCCAATGACCATGTAAGTTCTTTTGATAAGTTCAGAAAATCATTTTCATCATGTTTTGAGTTCCAATAATTTACAATTTTAGTATAAACGCTTTCTTCTCCAACATCCTCTATTTCCATCTTTAACGAATGCGCGTCATTACCAAATGCTTTAGTTATGCGCTTATGCAATATATTTTTTCCTTCTTCTCCGAGCTCCTCGCATGTGCTACTATAGTAAGGTGGAACAATTTCGTCTTTTTGTACTCGCGGAAATATTTGATGAAATGCCCCTTTGCTAATCTTTAAATTTCTGAATTCCATATTGTCACGCTCCCAACGTTTTTCTTTCATTATACTACACCAGTATAAATTCACAAGAAAAACTTGAGAATTTTGTCGTAATATGTTATATTATAGTTAACTTAATTAAGTCAGATAGCTCGGTTTCGTCCCAACGTTCCGGGCTATTTTTTATGTTGTTATAATACCATATGAGGAACATTTGTTCTATTGGCAATATAAACAAATATTTTTCGTGCTATGTGTTGCAAAATCAATTAAACCCCTTATGTATCACACATTCCACACGTCAAGAGCTGGCTCAATTTTTTTTACCGGCTCTTTCCAACTATCTGATATAATCCTTATCATCCACTCCCACAGCGATCAATCTTTTATAACGACTCTAACCCTGTTTTCCATGAGTTCTTTCCAACAATTCCATCTGCTGCCAATCCATGATTCTTCTGCCAGGTCTTTGTCACACTCTCCGTTCCACTGCCAAAAATGCCGTCTGGCGTCGCACCGATGATGATCTGCCATACCTTGACCGTGTTTCCTTTACTGCCTTTTTTAATTGTCTTCATGTTATAGTCCTCACTTTCCTTTACTGCAATTGTACCAGTGCAATTCTCTACTTTTTTATTATAAAGTGCTGCTTCAGCTTTTCTTCTTCTCTGTAATCCCGGCAATGTTTTACCTGCGGCTTTACAATACTGCTGCATTGCTGATGGAATCTGATTAATGTTTCTTCCAACACACAGCTTTTTCACATTGCCCTGTCCCAAGTTGAAAGCAAAGCTGACCAGTGCATCAAACTGGTTCTGGTTAAGTTTGTCCGTAAATGGGACATAGGACGGATTGTTGATATACTTTTCAAACTTTGCTATGTCCTGCTTTAAAAATGCATCTGCCTGTGCCTGTGTGATTTTCATCCCTTTATATACTCCGGCAGTGTGACCGTACCCGATTGTCCACACACCTGCAGAACACTGATAGGCTATCAGCCGGCAGCCTTCAAACTGTTTAATAAGTGCAAGACCAGCCTGTCCGATTCTTCTATTTGCCATAATTATTCCTCGCTTTCCTTAATCTCTGTTTTGGTGTCAAGCAATTTCTGTGTCACATCGAGTCCGGCAATCAAAAACGCCGGTACCCTTACATTCATTTCAACCAGATTTTCCAAAATGCTGCGGACCTCATTAATCAAATATGTTGCCAGCGTGAACCATCCAAAGAGCTGCACAAACGAAAGATTAATACCGATAATCTCCCCCATATGTACAAAGCTCATTGAGACGAAAAATGCCATACCAATTACAATCCAATACCATACTTTTTTTAAGATTCCCTTTGCTCCGATGGCACTTGACTCATTCTTTTTATAGAATCTCGCCTTGCAGTACCCGGTTGCATAGTCGATCACATTAAGAATCAGGAATCCGGCAAATAAAAACCAGTACTCGCCGAACAATGCCGCCCCGATTGTTGCAATCAGTCCATAGATCATGTTAATTTTGTCAAATTTCATAAAATTTTCCTCTCTTTCTGCCCGTAGGCTTTATGCAAAAGAGCCGGACATGTAAGTTTTTCTTACACATTCGGCTCTTAAGCTCTTATTTTTATTCTGTTGACTTTGCTGAGTCCAGCTTATCACTGATTTCTTTTAATACAACATCTAACTTTTTCCAATTTTCATTTTTCAGTTCTTCATCATAGAACTCATTTTCTTCCGGGATATTAAATCCGTAATTTTCTGTCTGCCTCATCAGGTATCCTCCTCTTCTGCATACGCTTTTCCTGTGATCTGTTCATATTCCTCCGGCGTGATCCACTTACCTACAGCATTATGTACACGGTTCTCATTCCACAGTCCTTTGTCATAGTAATTTTTTACTTTTTCATAATTCTTACTCATCCAGGCTCACCTCCATCTGCATAGCCATATAGTCAATATCAGCTCTCTGCTTTTCAATACGGTCTGTATTTTCAGCCGTCTGCGCTGCATTTTCAGCCAGATTTTCCGATACAGCAGTGATTCGCTGCTCGGTATCATCGGCTTCTTTCGCCAGTACAACCGTTTTTATATCTTCCTGCAGAATAATCCGCTCTAAGACCACATATCCCGGAATAACTGATGTCAATGCATCCTCGTCAGTGTAAACTTTTAACACTGCAAGTTCTTCCTTATTCGAAAAAGCGCCCTGCAGCTCCTCGCAGGTTTGATTGCCGGTAAATTCGACATTCAGCTTTCCGTCAACATAGTTGATATTATTAATTGTTAAAGTATTTTTTGTTGTTTTTAATTTCATAAAAAGTCCTCCCTTATTTCAAGCGTATCGCACACATCCAAGCGCTATTGACGTTCAAAGCGGCTCCACTATCCTGTTTTACAATCAGATTAATTGTTGCGCCAGCATTCTGCACAGGACCGACAGAAAAAGCCTGCACAATGGTTGCTCCCGTTGGAGCTGCAGCCGTACTCTGCCCTCCGAGTCCGCCTGATGATTCTGTCGAGTATCTCAAAGATATAAGTCTACTGCCATTTCCATTTTTGGCAAAAGTCGCTTGTGCATGAATTAAATATAATCCGGCTTCCTTGATGGTTAATGATACAACCGCCGTTTCTGTATTGTTTGCACAGCTTTTCGCAGTGGTCACATTTGACGAATATGCTGATTTTATATTCGAAATATGATCTTCAATTTTTTTTGCAAGGCTACCAGCCACATTCGGATTTGCCTGCCTTGCATCAAGCGCATAACCTGCTGCTGTAGTCGTGTTATTATTGACAACATCGTTATTCGTTAAAAGCGTTCGAAAATAAAACGTATAATTATTAAATCCAAAACTATGTACTACTCCTTGAAGCATTGGACATATGCCAGTTGCATAGCTCGGATATCCGTTTTCATCTACTTCCGAAGTATTATATATTCGAATCTGTGCAAACGTTGTTGAACCTGGATTTACATCACCAAAAAATGTGTATCCTGCTTTGCTAGGATAATTTTTACAGATCCATTTCAGCAACTCCTTGAAATAAACATTTGTTGTATGCGTCGAATCAACCAGACCATATGGAACTCTTGGTAATATTACAATTTTTGATATTCCAGTGCCTTCAATTTTTTTCGAACACAGCGCATCTTCAAACGTCACTTCGCCCGTAAGCGATCCACCGCTTGTAGGCAATGCGCCGACATCTTCCGCTGTTAATCCATCAAAAATCTTTTCTACACTCTCAAAATTCTCATTCACGATTTCCATATCCACCGGATCCGTTCTTTCAAACAGCTTAAATTTAAAAATATCTGTAAGTTTCATGTTATCCTCTCTTTCTCAGTCCGATTTCTGCAACCTGTTCCACTGTAAACCGCGATAATTCTTCCATTGTATAATTCGCGATATTTTCTACCTTCGAACTCAGATTCTTCGGAATACTGATGTTTCTCAATTCCCAGTGTGTAAACTGCCCCAGTATAATATGCGGATATGGTTTTAAGCTCCTGTACTGGTTGTAAAGCAGTTCTGTGTTAAGCAAAATATTGCATGGCACGATTTCGTCTAAAATATCCACCACAGAATCATATTGATTTTTCTGCGCTATACCGATTTTAACGATCATTGTCTGACCGGGAATATCAAAGTCTATTGCGTACTCTGTACCACACAATTCCTTTAATTTTCTTTCAAGGAAAGCATAGTTATACGGCAGACACACATTCCATTTGGTCAGACACCGGAAGATTCTATCTTCGAGCGTATCATCACTTTTCGGCGTCATTCCAAGAATCTTTTCAAACCGGGCAATTCCCTCTTCGTCACAGGATATAATGTACCGGTTATCAATCATCCTGTTATGCCTGGATTCCAACAATCGAAACTCCGGTGTTTCCGTATCCATAATTTCAGCCAGCTCACTGTATTCCTGCAAATACAAAGGGAGCAGCTCCTTAAGATTGATATATCTATCCTCCATAAGTAACCACCCCCATGACCGGGATCTCATATTCTGTTAATTCAAGATTTTGTGTACCCCCATTGATGGTTGTTCCTGTTACATCAAGCACACCTTTCACACCCATGATTGCAGCATCCAATGACGCAATTCTCACGATCAGACGATTCTGATTCTCCCAGTCCTGCCGCAACGATAAAACATATTTTTTTACCACATCCTCAATCAACGTCTTACATTCATTCAATCCATAACCACTGTCAAAGGTAATATTCGTTGCAATATTTACCACCGACTCTTTCGCCGTCTCGACCGTAACCACATGCCCGATCGGTGCAAGCCCGTCTCCCATGCCATCACCGTTCGGATCAAACTCCTTCTGCACTGCAGATATCAATGTATCTGTAGCTTTTCCATGTACACTGTCCAAAATAACAAGTTTCACTGTTCCTGGACCATTCCACGTCCGTATCACTTTGACTGCTCCGACTCCAGCCAGTGCAAGTGTTTTGTTTCGATAATCTTTTACATTCCCGGAAAATGCCCTTTCCTCAAATGACTCAAAATACCTCTGCCGCAGGGATTCTGTGCTTTCTTCCGCTTCTCCATAGATCAAAACCCGCGTGATCTTCGCAGTTGTGAGACCGGAAATATATTCGATTGGAAGAACATCTCCTGTATATTCATTTCCGACCGTACCGATCTGCTCACAGGTGACCTGTCCGGGAGCCGTAACGATATAGGTATTTTCCCCGCCAGTAAATCTTTTTCCGTCCGCAACCTCCACATCGGTTTCTAACTCAAGTACTGCCTGAGTTGCTTTCTTTGGCGTAATACCGCGATCCGCACATAACCGGATCAGATATTCCCTTGATGCCGTGTCTCCAAATGTCTCTGCCAGCATGCAGTCAAATGCAATATACATCGATGTCAGTTCCACTGCTGCCGGTGCCAGTGCGGCATAGATCGGCGAACTCTCTCTTTTATCCATTGTCTCAGGCACGCGGGACAACATACGCTGTAAAATCACATCAAACGTCTGATCTTCATACATTACACATCCACCTCCTTCTCAATCTTTGCATTTCCATATTTCGTGTGCGCGGTAAATTTAGAGATCAGCGTTTTTCTGTGCACTTCAAACTCAAAATTATCTACCGAGTCTATCCGGTCATCCTGTGTCAGAGCCTCCGTAATCCGCCGTTCCACTTCCACCATGACATAATCCATCGGCTTACCGATCAGATCCTGCAATTCCACACCATAGTTCCATGAAAAAATAATGTAACGATACCGCTCTGTGTTCAGGATATTGTAAATTGCCTGTTTTACTGCTTCCAAACCATCACATTCGCCTACAACATTGCACGTTTCCCGGATCATGTGATGACATAAAGACGGCTGTTCTGTTACCTTGATTTCTTTTAAACTGTTAACTGCCGGAATCATGTCACACCACCCTGTCCGCAACTAAAAATTTCTGACCGCCCTGCTGCCGGATCAGAACAACCTGCTGGCCTGTTTTTAATCCGCTGTAAATCTTCATTTCCTTTTTCACACCGTCTAATTCAATGTCCACGGTGCAATCTGTTAAATGTTCCGGAACGATAAGCTGTGCACTGGCTATATCAAACCTCTGCTCCACTTTGATTTTTAACGGAGCCGCCGCTATCACGGTGCCTGACATCACATCTGCTGGATAGCCCGCCTCATTAACACCGTTTGATACCTGCTGTATTGCCCTTACAAAATCATTTGCATCATGCACTAAAACCACCTCCTGATAATGTCAAATCCATTGTGTGTTTGCTTTCACCGTATTTGTGTACACATTTTTCCACAAGCATCAGATTTTTTATCTGCACGTCCCCTAGGTCAAGCTGTACAACAACAAGCGATCCGCCGCGTACTCTGGAGTCACCGCATGCATCTTTAATCGTCAGCGTTTTTGTGGCTTTATTATAAAGTTTCAAGAGCGCATCTGCCTTCGCCTGCCCGTTTTCTCCATCCTGCAGCGTATCAAAGTACTGTAAGATTCCCCAGTCATTCATGTGCGAGGAATCCTGTGCAATATATACGTCCCTTTTTCCTGTCTTTTCGTTGTCAAAGACCAGCTTGATCCGGTTGTAAGTATCTGAATCAATCGAAGATTCATAATCATAATTCTGTCCGGTCTCTGCATCTATGACGATAGGCACATACATATCACCGATAAAAGACAAATTCAGCTTTCCACCGTCGTCATGGAGAATGTACAGATCACCCGTATTCTGTAATGTCAGATCAAGTGCATTTCCGATCATATCCATAAGAGACTCGTTATCTTCCACTCTCGATGCAATCTTCCATATGGTGTCCGCAATCGTGCCAAGATTAAAACCAAAATTGTTGGCAATCTGCATCACGACCTCAGCAGCCGTTTTGTTCTCATATACCATTGTGTCTTTGTTTTTCAGATACCGGATCTGGTCATAGGCAGTTACTTTTACAATATTGCTCCTGTCGCGCTTGATTTTGAAAATAAAACCATAAAACACACCTGTTTCTCCATCCTTAAAGCGCACCGGGTTTCCTTCCGCAATCGAAATCCCGGTATCCACAAAACTAAATTCTATAGAACCGGGACTAATCTGCCGCTCTGTGGTCACTTTTACTTCTTCCTGTACTGGGGGCAGGTAAACTGTGCTGCCGTTTTGTATTAATAACTCGTACATTTCCACCTCCTATGTCTTATGCAGCCGGGATCGTAAGCACCTGCCCCGGATATATCAGATTCGGATTTCCACCGATCACTGATTTATTGGCATTGTAGATCACACTCCACTTTCCACCATCGCCGTAAAATTGCTTCGCGATCTTCCAGAGGCAGTCCCCGGAAACTACGGTATAGCTCCCCCCGCTTGGTGCATTGCCTGCTGCTCTGGTCTGCTGCATTGCCGCCTGTGGTTTTGGTAGCGATATATCCACGGTACAGGTCTTTGTGATAAATTCACGGTACTGTTTCAGTTTAATCTTGACAGTCGTATCAAATCCCTCTCCGGCATCATCCACAATGGAATAATCCTCAAGTGAAACTGTCATGTTAGTATGAAATAACTTCTTATCGTTTGGAAATGCTCTTGTCATGATATACTGAAAACTTTTCTTCTGTAACTTTAATTCTTCCAGCTTATCCAGATAAAACCTGGCATTCCGGAAAGTCTCTGGATATAGGGCAAACGGATATTCTGTATTTGGAAGCAGAAGATCAAATTCCACATCTGACAGCCCTGCAGCTTTCAAAATATTTGCTTCACCCTCATTAATCAGAGTTACCGTTTCGTTCTGATTATTAATTTTTACTGTTACTTTGGACGGAGCAACCGGAAACAGCACCCCATCCAGATATAATTTATATGCCATTCCCTATACTCCTTCCCGGACGGCTTCTAATGCTTCTAACACTTTCGTTGTCATTCCGTCCACAATACCATCTAAATCTGCATCACTGCTTACATTATTATTATTTGTCATATCCAGCTTAATCTCCGCAGTCGTAAACCGATTGATTGCTTCCTGCTCTGCAATGTCTCTAAGATATTTCAGATCTTCATCTGTGATATCCACAGAATCTTTGATTGCACTTGTATCATCTGCAATACTGTTAAGATTGCCGCCTGCACCGGAATTTGCGATTGCATCACTGAAACCGGATATATAATCATCAGGATTCGGAATATCTGTTTTACCGAAGATATCCGACAGACTGAAATTTGATATTTTATCATCAATTCCCTGTCCGAAATTATATCCTGAGTTCCATGCGTCCCCATAATTGAACCGGTTGAACTGATAATCTGACATGTCTACCGTCTTTAAAATTTCTGATCCACCGTTCTCGGTTATCACAGCATCCACTTTTGCCTGTACTTTGTTCTGGAATCCCGCTACTGCATCCGCAAGACTACTGCCAAATACTGCATCAAGCATCCGGGCAGCTGACTCGATGACTTCCACGATAAAGTTAAACAGACTTAAAAATAAGGCTTCTATACCCGCGACCGGATTGTTAAAAACAAGTGCGAACGCATTGACAAAATTTGCTATCAGATTCCATAAGGTAACCCCAATTCCAATAATTGTATTTGCTGCTCCAATAAACAGATTTCCTATAAAAGCTAACGCTGTCGCAAATGCTCCACAGATCAAACCTGTTGCTGATACTGATGTGCCTGCAAAATGATTTACTGCTGCAACTGCTGCATAAAAAACTGCTATCAACAGTACAACTGCTATAATTACAAGTCCAACTGGATTCATGCTCATAACAGCATTGAATGCGCCTTGAGCTGCTGTCCATGCATTTGTAGCCAGTGAAGCCGCCCTAGACGCTATTTCCGCCCCTTTTGTAAATGCCGTATAAATTATGATAGCCGCCGCAACCCCTAATATGATAGGTTCTATAATTGACCAATGATCTGCCACGAATCCAGCTACAGATCCCACTAAATCAAAGATATTCAGCACCATATTTGCCGTCGTTGTCATAGCTTCGATCGCTCCATCAACAAATCCCTGGAACGCATCGCTGTTCGCCATCCCATTTAATCTTTGAAGAATCGGCTGGAAAGCCATAACTGCAGTATTCTGCATCGACTGCCAGATCTGTCCCCAGGTCATCGGCATCTCATCAAACTTACCATTGATATCATCCGCGGCTGCAAAAATCGCCGCTTTTACAACATCAGCAGAAAGTTCTCCATCTGCCGCCATTTCTCTGATCTGTCCGATTGGAGCATCCAGATAATCTGCAATGTTCTGAATCAGGTTCGGCGCCTGTTCGAAGATACTATTCAATTCATCACCACGAAGTACACCGGAACCAAGAGCCTGTGATAACTGTAACTCTGCATTTGCAGCTTCCTGTGTGCTTGCTCCTGCAATCGTCATCTGCTTTTGAACCAGATCTGCAAAAGCCACTACTTCCTCTGAACTGCCAAACGCATCTCTTGCATTATTACCAAATCTCGCAACAACGGATGCCATATCGCTAAAAGAGCCTCTTGCATCCTGTGCCGCAGCATATACCATATTGACAAGTTCTGACGTCTCATTTGCAGTTCCGTTTATCTCATTAAAGGAATTATTCATCAGATCCAGTCTTGAGGTTGTCTGCGTCAATTCATCGGACATGTTGAGAATTTTTCCCACGCTTTGGATACCCACATATGCACCAACCACGCGTTTAATCATTCCCATCAGCCCCTCTGCGCCGGATACCCCCTCCTGGATCTCCTGATTAAATCTTCCCTGCTCATCCGTATTATCCCGGATATACCGCTCTGTATTACCCACTGTCTGCGATAACTGGAGATATGCTGCATTTGCACCGGACACATCCATGTTCTGCATGGCGGTATTAAGATTATTCTGTTCCTGAATCGCCCGGTCTAATTGCGATCTCAACTGTTCCAACTGGGAGTTTGCGGTGTCCGTCCCCATATTGACCGGATTGCTTTCGATCTGCTGTATCCGTTCCCGGATCGAATCGATTCTGACAGCCATGGAATTAAGATCCTGAAACGTCTCCGGCGGAAAGATCGTTGTACTGTATGCCTGACTTGCAATATCGTTCTGCGTGCTGCTCAACTGCTCTAACATGCTATTGGCACTCTGTACTTCCTGCTCGAACCGATCTATCCCGGTTCCTGTAAACACATCCAGATTGTTCGTTTCCCACTGCACTGGAATCTCGACCGGGGCAGAACTTCCTACAAGCGGATTCGGGGCAGAAGCCGGCTGCTGTGCCGCACCGTTTAATGCAATTAAGGATGCTGTTGCTTCATCGATTGCCTCTCGCGCTCCCTCCAGACTGCTCGTATCAATATCCATCGACATTGCCTGCTGCATATCGTACATCTGCGCTGTTGCAAGATTGACTGCATCCATAATGCCATATAAAACACTGGTAAACTGGTCATTAAGCTCTATCGCTGTCTGAATAGCTGCCATACATCACGCCTCCTTCCTAATGAATCTTGCTCTTTAATTCCCGCTCTTTTTTCTTATCATTCTCGATCTTGATTTTTATTGCGGCGATCACAAATGCTTTTTCCTGTTCATCCATATTTAAAAATACAGATGGCAGGATATGTAATTTTAGAAGGGCATAGTAAGCAAAGTTTGCTTCACCATCCCCTCCTTCAATTAGTTTTTTGCTTCGTCCACCTTGACATCGAGACTGTCTGTAAATCCCTGGAACTTCTGCATCCACACTTCAAACATCTGAAATTCACCGGCTCCATCCACCATTGCGTACAATAAATCTTCCGGTGTCTTCACGCCGTAGGAATCCTGTAATTCTTCATCATACAGATCAGGATACACGGTTGCTGCCGCCATCATCTTTGACAGATATTTTTCTGTATTCAGCCTTGGGCGGTACATATTCGGTTTTCCAGTTACCGGGACCTCTACAGTACATGCATTGCGCAGTTCCTCATTCTCGCGTGATGTGATCTGGCGAAATTCCCAAAGAAGCGGCTTCCCGTCTGTATCTGTAAGACTCACTGTTGGCGCATACTTCTGATTTGCTTTTACCTTTTTGTTTGCTTTCATAAATCTGCTGAACTCTGACATATCTTTCTCTCCTTTTTATTTAAAAATCCCCTCCCGCTGATGCAGGAAGGGAACATCATTAATTTGTTTTAAAACCTTTTAACTCTTTGAATTTCTCCGGCATATCCCAGCTCTCAAAGGTTCCTGAAATATCTTCATCCAGAATTTCTTCGCCCGCCTGGAACTTTGCAAGAATAAATGAGTCACAGAGACATCCCCTGTGAATAATTGTCTGTCTGCCTGCACTGCTTGATGGATCCTCATTGCTCACCTGGATTTCAAAATAAGGCAGGTTTCCTGTTTTCTGATACTGGTTTGCCATTGTGCGGAGCACTGACTGATTATAATGTGCAGTTCCCTTCCAGGTACCCTTTCCACCGGCAGCCTTGTGTCCCATACCGACTTTACCCAAAATCTTGACATCGCTGATCGTAACATCCCATTTGCTTTCAAACTCTGTCAGATTCATAAAATTGTACCGTCTTTTACCAATCGTAATAAAACACTCCGCAAGGCTTCCATAGACGGCATCGCCCGCATCCATAATAGCTGTATTTCCCATCTTTCTTCACTCCTTCCTACGATACCGTAACAGTCATATAGAGCTTACTCATCGCATTAACAACTGTCACCTGATCTGTGATCACTACCGACTTTTTCGATTCTCCCTGTGCGATCGTAATATCATCTTCGCTGAAGTTCTCGATCGCCCTGATTTTTTCAAGTTCCCTATGATGTGCCACGATGTCAGACCAGAGAGACGTTCTTCCTGCCGCATCATTCGATATGGTACCGAGATATTTCGTACTGAATAATACGGCGATATCATTACCGATCTGATCGATCACGCGGACTGTCTGATTGTCTTTGAAAAGTTCTCCCTGCGTATCTGTCACGCTTACCATGGAGTTGATGTCATCCAGAACGCGGATATCTGAATTTACCCTGTGCAAGACAAATTCTCCATTTTTGATAGACTCTCTTAACTGATTCTGTGTATACGATGTATCTACTGTAAAGGAACCGTCGTAAACCTTATTCTGACAGGATTTATTTACAGCACAGCCGCATTCTGCACCAGTAACCCAGTATACAAGACTCGCTTCACTCCATCCCGCATCTGTGGTCTTATTTTTTACATTGATAACACCCATGTGATCTGCGGAAATATTGTAGAGTACCACCTGAAATTTAATTCCAAGTTCATCGCGTAGCCGTTTGTTAAATGCAACGTATAACTTTTTCGTTGTCTCATCCGTTACCGCAACACCCATGGTGTTATAAGAATAAGATTCAATCAGATCCAAATATGTCTGATGTGCCGTTCCGTCTACAGTTCCATTTGTTCCACCTGTCAGTGGTGCGGCTGCCGTATCTTCCAGCTCGATTTCCTCTTTAAATGAAACATAATCATTCGCCACAAGCTCTTTTGCAGTTTTTACCGTCTGCGTATCTACTTTGGCTGTGCCAAGGTAAGTGATAACGTCAAACTTATCTGCGTCGTCTGCATTTTTCTGTACAGCGATCCGGATATCATTGCCACGGGTTCCGCTGTACAATGCGGTTGCTATGGTATTTGCAGCCTTTACACCGCCACCATTTAAACGGTATGCATAGAGTGTCTGTGCCCCAAGGAACAGATCATTCAGTCCTTTCATTTTCGGATCGTCAAATGCATAACCAAAAATCTTCATGCTGTTTTTCTGGAAATCCTCGTTTGTCACCTCAAAGACTTTCCCTTCCACGCCCCAGTCAAGTTCTAAAGGCATTGTCGCAACGCCTCTGTCTGACAGGTTCGTGTTTGCAGATGCCGCCGATACAAAATTGATATAAGTTCCCGGCAGCACCTTGTTCTGTGCGGTAAATGTTCCTCCACCTAAAGCCATTTATTTCACCTTTCCTTTCATGTATTTTTCTAATAACGTGTCCGCTTCTGCTTTTGTGTACTTTTTGTTTTCATCAAGCAATGCGTCCATTATATCTTTCCTGGCACTGTACTTTGCGCAGGCAAGAAGCTGTTCTTTTGTAAATTTCTGTGCCGCTTTTCCCTGCGGCTTTTCTAATACCTTCCCGCTCGCATTTGCCATTTTATTATTCTCCCTTCATTTCTGACTGAATTTTAATCTGTCCCATCACCTCAGAACGTACCGGTTTTTTCAAGATTACCCGGTTATAATTCACAAAAAAATTCAATACACCGTCCACCAGATCATGGTTCTTATTCGTTCCACGTATTGCTCTGTCCGCATCTAACGGGGTAACATACTCTAAAGCAAACATCATACGCTCTGCCACATCGTTGCACTCTGCGTATGGATTCAGTTTAGATTCAGGAAAGTACTGGATACAGAATACATTATTTTGCAGATACCGCTGCCCGCAAAGCGGGCTTATGCTCTGGTCAATCAACTGTATAAAAAAACAGGGCTCTTTCAAGTCCTGCTTTATCTCATCCTTGTGGATCTTATAACCATCCTCAAACTCGCTGTCTAAGGCAATGCTGATCGCATCTATAATTTCATTTATCATTTCATGATATCTCCAAGGTATTTTCTGATTTTTCGTTCAAGGATCTGCGGTGCCATGTTCTGTAACTCCTGTTCGGATATCTTCATCATAAAATGTCCTTTGACCCAGCCTTTATGATTTGCGGTTCTGTGGCCGTATTCAACATAACTGGCATATTCGACCGGATTTACGATCTCAATCACGTAGGTGCCCCCGAAATGATTTACCGTAAGACTGTCTGCGTATCCCTGTGCTGATGCCCGTTGCCCCGCTGTCCATCCCCGGCGAAGAGTTCCGCCTTGTTTGCCTTTCACTTTTTTCCCTTTATGTGAAAAACCTGTCTCACAAGTATAAGACTGCCCGGAATAATCCCCGACGGGTGTTCTTTTTATGACTAACCGCAAGAGTCTTGCTGCCAGTTCCTTCGCACATGCCTCCACAAACGCATTCGGATCCTGTAATTTTTCCATTTCTCTCTGCAGCTCCGTAAGTCCCCGGATATTAAAACTTCCCATTCCTGCCATCATGCATACCTCTCTGACAGTGTAAGCACAATCTCCTGATGCGTCGAATAAACCGCAGGTACACCACTGCATTCATATGCACGTGTGATGCCTGCCTGCGTGACTGTGATCTTGCTTCCAGACTTAATCTTTGTATCAGGGGACAGGAATAGTTTTGTGACCTGTGCTGTTTTTGCTGCTGATTCTGTCTGATCTACGGCACTGACATTCGAATATGACAGGCGGCATGGCTCATCCTCTAACACAACCACTTCCTTTTCCGATGTGATCTTTGTTCTCGAATCTTTAATCGGCTGAAATTCCGTTACTGTGCATTTCCCATCGTATGTCTCTTCCTGCGCCTTTCTTGCCATTGCCTGCATTTTCTTAATTGCATCTGAGATCATCTCCACGCCACCTTTCTGTATCGTTTCAATGAGGATTCATAATTTTTCAGCACTGTGCTCTTAAAATTGTCATCCACATACTGACGGAATGAGGTAGAAGTGTCCCCCTCAGAAATAGAGGAAACCGCGCCAACTGCTGCCGACTCACTTCCAATATTTTCATTCCGATACAGATCCATTGCCATGCGATAGCCGGTGTTTATCAATCCATCCGGCATTTTCTCCACATGGCAATAGTTTTTTATGATTTCCTCCACATCTGCAATGACAAATTCAAGTACCATATCCTTAGAATCATCCTCAATCCCAAGAAGTGCCTTTAATTTTGCCAGATCCATAGGCTACCCGATCTTATGCTTAATTGCAACGATACGAAGCTGTTTCGGTTCGTATACCGGATTCCAGTTCTCTGCCATTGCAAGTTCTGCCCTCGTCGGAGTCTCCACATGCTCACGTTTTACCCCGGTGTACGCGATTCCTCTCGGATGCAGGATAAACGCTTTACGGTTGATCAGATAATCCACACCGCCGCCAGTCTGCTTGTCACGGTCCACCTCAGTAGCAACATGACCGACCGGAGAACCATTGCCGTAAGCAACTGCTCCATTACCGAAAAGGTATGTTGTGTATACATTATCAGCAACCGGGCATCCATCATCTACGGTCACACGTCTGCCCTGATAGGTGTCAAACTCAACATCTGTAGAATCACGCTCTGTCTCGATCAGGTTCAGCTTTTTCAGATAAGATTTTGTAGCAGAGTGCATTGCCACACCGGTAAGCTGCGACTGTGCATCTCCAAGCATCTGACATGCATCGATAAATGCAGATGCGCTAATCTGCTTTGCAGCCTCTGCTTTTCCTGTAGTCAGATCAAGAATATGATCTGCCATTCTGGTCTCCGCTTTCGGTGTTCCACTTGGATCTGCCGTGGTGGTTCCAAATACACCCGCAAGAACCGCAATCAATTCCTTCTGCATATCGCGCGCCCAGTACTGTGCCACCAGATCACCGATTGCTTTCATCGGGTCTGCACCTGCTAATGCTGCGGAAAGATTTGTAGCAGCCCACATTTTCTGACGGAGAATTGTGGTGGATACATCTTTGTTAGAACCGATCTTTGCCGGTGTCATCTTTACATCCTCCAGTGTCGGTTCGGATTCTCCCTGTAAATCCTCAAAGAACGGCATATTGTGTGTTCTCGCCGCCTCGGATGCCAGTGCATCAAATTCCGGGCTGTTTACCACGATCCCGCTCTGGAAAAACGCGGACAGCTCCATAGTTCTGTTGATTACATACCGGTTAAAAAGTTCCGGTACGATCACGTCTGCAATTTTTGTAATTGCCATAAATAGTTACCTCTCTTTCTAAATGGTTACCCCTGCGGCTGCTGCCATTGCTTTCGCCTGCTCCGGGTTGGATTTTAAAAGTTCACCCTGTTTGGTCAGATTAAACGTCTCTTTTGCAAATGGGTTTGCAGTTCCTGTGCCACCAGTGCCGCCCTGTGGATGATACGGCGGTTTTGGCTGATCCTGCTTAAACAGATGTGCCATAGCCTTATCTTCCTTGTATGGCTTTACCGCTTCCTCTACGCCGACCGGTTTACCTTCTTTGTCGAATGTGAATTTGTCCAGCCCACCAGCTTTGTAGATCAGATAATCCGGATCAAGTACTCCCTGTTTTGTGAGGGAATCTTTTAACGCATAAGTCTTTGAAATCTGCTCATTGGCTGCCTGCTGCTCTTTTAACTTCGTCTGAAGGTCTGTGATCGTAGTCTGCAATGTTTCATTATCTGCATTGTTCTTTTTCAGATCTCCGATCGTAACATTGAGTGTCTTGATCTGACCAGAAAGATTCTCCTTTTCTGCAACAGTGGCATCATACTTGCCTTTGTCGATGTACTGACCAGATCCAAGGTCTGCAAGTTTTACCTGTTTGTCCTTATTCTCCGGTTTTCCGTTATGAGCATTGACAGCGTCTGCCACCTGCTTATAGAGATCTTCGCCTAAAATGTCTTTTAAAAATTCCATATGGTTCCTTTCCTGCACCGTTTTTAAACGTGGTGTCCTCCACAGGCAGTATGCAGTTTTGATGCCATGCATAAGGGCAATTTGCCGCAGTTTAAACGTCTTAAGGCTTTCGGACAATATAAAAACAGGACTGCTGCTTACAATCCTGTTTCCTTCGTTTTACATTTTGCGGTTGCACCGGTGCAACTTTTGATTTTGGGTATAAAAATACCACCATGCCATTTCTGACTGGTGGTATTCCCTTTTCTTTCGGATAGGCTGCACACTATACCCTAGGTTTTTGGTTCATAATGGTCACATTTTTTAACCTTACCGTTCCAGATTTCCGGCGGTATTCCGTTTTTCTTTGGATATGCTTTACACGAATACGGAATTCCATCAAATTTAATTTTTTTACAGTCTTGGCAAATGGGAAATAAAGATTTCAATTGATATCTATCTATTTCTCGCGACATTCGATTCATCTCCTCTCGAATCTAGGCTTTACTCCATATAATTTGTATAATTCATTCCAAATTTCTTCGCCCAGTTTCACAAGTACTTCCTGTTCATTATGTCCGTTATAATATTGCTCGATTATTTTAGGTTTTAACTGATATAACAGCCGGTTATAATCATCACTAAATTTATCACTTGTTGGAAGTTGCTGTATATTTTCATTATATTCTAACACATATGTACCATTTTTCCCACAGGTTCTAAAACTTCTGGCTTTATGATCTACCAACAGATACAGATCTTCCGGTGATGGCGGTGTGCTCAATGGATGGTTATGTGTAACATCGTTTCCTTTCATCAATTTTAACTGATGCTTCGTAAATTTTATAGTGTCTTCATTACCAAGCTGGCAGCTGATTGCTTTTCCATCCTCAAATATAACAGCTGTTTCATAATCATTCTGGCTTATTTCCTGTTCAACTGTTTTTAAGTCTTTTCCTTTAAAATCGTAATACTTCGGATCTGCTTTATTATTATTTGTAATAAGACCAAGTCTATCTCTTGCTTCTATGTCGCCATCCACAAAAGATCTCTTCCACTCCTCATAAGTCGTATCTGCCGGTACATAATAGGTCTTTCCATCCTCTCCTCTCGCCGCACGCTCTCCCACGCTGTCAAATTCATCATCAAAATATGGACAGGTACAGCCACGACAGTTTGGATGAAACGGCGGGGCTGTCACACCGATCTGAAAGTCTTTCATGGGGAAATGTTTCAGATCCATGGATCCACAAAACTCACATGTATGGCTGTCTAATGTCTCCATGATTTCAAACTGCTGCACATCCAACTCTTTCATGCAGTCCTGTCTTGCCTTATTTGCAAATGCTGCAGATTCCGTCATGACTACCCTGCCCGCCTGTGCCCTAGATACTTTCATCTTCTTGGCAATCTCTGCAATAGCCCGGTCTGGTGCTTCTCCTGTGATGCACATGCGCGATAGACTGTTATGCAGCTGATTGATCAGCTTTGTCTTATTCTCCCACAGGCGGTCTGAAAAGTTCTTTCCATCCACCGCCCAGGGTTTACATACGATCATCTCCACGGTTCTTGAATCCAGCCGGTTTATGGTCGTGCCAATGCCGACACCTTTTTGTATTTCATAGGCAGTATGGTAAAAATCAGAGGTATATGTATTCCTAATATGCTGATCTATTGCATCGATGCAGTTTCCATACAGCTTTTCTGCTTCCTGCTGTATTTCAAATTTTAAGGCTTCCAGTCTGCTGATATGCACTCTCACAGATGCATTTTCTAACTGCTGCTCCCATTCTCCGTTTTTTTTATTTTCCTGTCCATATCTGATATATTGCTCAACATTCCAGTGAAATTCTTTCAGTTCTCCTGCATTCAGCAGTTTCCGTGCTTCCTGCATAGATACACCATTGTTATCTGCAAGTCTCTGATACCAGGAATTGATCTTTGCATTAATTGCCGCAAGGGATCTGTCAAACTGCTCCTGAATTTCCTGCACTTTCTGAAACGAAGTATCGCGCTGTGCCTGCTCCATCTGTTTAAAACGTTCCTTCCAGTATTTACCTGTCCGTTTACCCATGCGATCACCTGCCCCGTTCCTTTATTCCATGTTTTTTGGATCATTGTTCTTTTCTTGATTATCTTTCTTCGCCGGATCATCCTTTTGTGACTGTCCAAAGGCTCCGGTGTAAGCATCCGCTTTCTCCTGTGCCTCTTTCTCTTCTTTTTCTATCTGCTTCAATTCCTCATCAGCATCTTCGACCAACGGATGATTTTTCAGGATCGTCTTTTTACTGACAATGCCAACCGAATCCCTGCATATCTGTGCCTGCTCCGTATCATTCTTGATACAAGTACGGGTCCATGTCTGTATAATGGTGTTGCACTGGATGCCAAGGCTCCTACAGACCGCCCGGACAAGACGTGCAAAACCAAGTTTAAATTCTGTCTCCATAAGTCCTGTTTTCATCTCCAGCAGTGAATACATAAATTTCAGTGCTTCACCTGACTGGTTTCCGAAGTTCTCTGGCTGTGGATCGAATCCCTGCCCTTGTTCGAAGATTGCCTTTCTGGTGGCTTCTAAGATGCTTTTTCTGGCTTCAATCGGGATCTCAATATTAAGTGTTGACACTGATCCATCTTCGTCACTTTCAATTTTTATTGCCTTATACTTTTTTAAATCTGAAAGGAACTCATTTAGATCCTGTCCTCCATATCCGGACAGCACAAAAATCAGTTCCTGTATATCGTCCAGATCATTAATAAAACCGCTGTAGACCTTATCATATACGTCTATCAGCGGCTTTATGTTTCGCAGATCATCTGTATGTATATTATTGTTATAAAATGGGATAAATGGCACTTCCCCGAAATCATGCCGGTAATCAGCTACCATATCACCGCTTTCCGGATCCATGAACATATCATAGTAAGTAAGCAGTTCCAGTTCGTCCCCGGTTCTCCGCCGGAATGCCTGGCACTCCGCATCTGTCCAGTATTCATACACGGTATAATTGTCACCTGTCGTATCATCAATATCCGGATACACCCGCATGACTCCGATCAGCCTGCGTTTCAGGCTCCGGTTAAATACCGGGATGATCTGCGCAGACGGAACTACCGCCCACTCAAAACCATTTTTCCCCTGCCAGTAATGCACCCAGCCGATAGAGGTATTTGCGGCGTTTATACACAATTCCATACAGTTCTTGGCGTATTCATCCCCCAGGGCTTCTGTGATCCGCTTATTGCTTGCGGTATTACCTACATCAAACAACGGCGGTGCAGTAAATGCGTATGATGCTTTCTGATTCACAATCAGCCCGTGGAAGTTCCGTGGAATCCGGTTGTCTGCATTACGCAGTGGGTTGTCCGCTTCCTCTTTCTCTTCTTTTGGCTTATCCCGGAATAAAATATCTGTCTCATTCCGGTAATACCGTTCTGCCACTGCTGCCCGTGTCACAAAAGCCGCATGACCAGGTTCGTATTTTTTTATTAGTCGTTTCATTGTTTCGATGTCCATTGTTATTCTCCCAAAATTTCAAGGCTCTGATATGCTGCAAAAATCTTCGGTGACTGAATTGCAAACCAGTCAACCATTTCTTCATTTTTTGCCCACGCTCCATCATAATGATTTGAGGAATCGGATAATCCACTCTCATTGAAAAAAGCGTGGATAATTTCATGCCTACAAACTTTTCTCCAATATTTCTTTTGCGATTTTTCGTCCATCCCTGCGAAATATTCTTCCTCTGACATGTCGGCAATTATGATTTTTTTATCTTCTTCACCGCAATAACCAGCAAGTCTATTCTTTTGCATATACTCATCTTCTGACACCTTATGAGTTTCAATCGAATATTCAGTTCCAAGGATATTTACTTTCATATTTTTCATTTTCTACCTCATTTCAAAATTCCAATGCTTCCAGGTTTACGGACAATCGTATAGCAGAAATACCGCAGCGCATCCATTGCATGATCGTGCTGTTTTACCGGTTTATCCTCGCCATGCTCCGATGCTTTCTGATCCCAAATATAAGAAGCAAATTCTTTTATGGTATTCGGGCACTGGTCACTGATTGCAATTTCCCCCTGGTTTAACAAGGACGCTACAAATCTGATTCCGTCCAACACGTCATTCTTTGCTTTTTTGATCGTATATCCGCGCTTTTTCAGCTCTGCAATAAACGATGCGGCAGACGGATCAATAATAATCTTTACCGGCTTTATTCCTGCAAGCCATTGTTCCAGATCATCTGCATACTCTGTATCTGTTTTTTGTCTTTCTTCATCACGGCCGGAATAATAATACTCACGGCAGCACACCCACCGCCCGGAACGTTCTTTACACCACAGCAGGAATACTGTGGCATTCTGTGTACCATAATCGCAGGACACATAGTAATTTGTATTGACCAGATCTGACAGATTGGAAAGCACATGCCTGGCAGTGTCGAACATGTCGTAGATAATGCCCTCCGCCATCGCCCACAACCCGAGAATATACCGGCGGTAGAACACACCTGTGTACATGCTGCGGTATCGTGCCTTGATTTTCTCCGACAGGCTCAGGTTGTCATCCATCGTGAAATGCAGATACAGGATATCTTTCAATCCCGGATCTCGATTCTCTGCTGCAGCCTTCTCTTTTATTTCTTCTACTTTCTTTTTTCCAAGATATCCGGTTGCCTTATCGATCCAGTCGGTCTTAAACCAATGATATGGACCATCCGGGTTGCAGTTAAACCAGTACTTAGAACCCTCGACAGAACATCGTCCAGTCGCCTGATTCACGAAGCTTTCCGGCATCAACGCAACTTCATCAAAAAAGACCCCAGCCAAGGTAATACCCTGAATGAGATCCTGTGATCTTTCGTCCTTGCCGCAGAATATATAAAAATAATTGGTCACATCTCCTTTTGTGATGATAACCAGATTGTCAGCCCTGTGATCTGCCACAGTATAACCACGGCTATGAAGCATCATTTTTAATCCAGATAATACATTTCTTCGGAAAGAACCGATCGTTTTACCGCACATGGCAAAATTCTCACCGTTAAACGAACTCATCGCCCACATAACAAATGAAAGTGACATACTCACTGTCTTGCCGGATCGGATTGCTCCGTCGGCAATAATGCCATCACTGTCTTTTACCGGCGAATCCTTACACCACCAGTTCAGCACCATGCGCTGTTTCTGTGAAAATGGCTTGAATTTGAAAATTCGTTTAATCTTCTTCATTGTCCCAATCTTCTGCCGCAGTTTCGTTCAGTGCATCCAAGAATCCATCATCTACAGTTTCCTCTCCATCATCAGTCTGGACTTTGGCTTTCAATAGTGCAATCTCAGCTTTCTGTTTCTCAGTGGCAAGATCCATGTGGTCTGAAATCCACTGCAAGGCTTTCATACGGTCGGCAAGTTTAATCTTTGCACCGTCTTTCCCTTTGGAAACCTCTGAAATTAATGTTCCGTCTACAGCTTTACTGTCTTTTAAATTCACATAGCTGTATTGAACTTCTTCATCCGTCTCCGGATCTGTAAACGTTCCGTTTCCAAATTCTACAAAATCAGTCATATCAGCAAAGGCAATATCCATGTACTTCTGAAATATATCCGACTCACTCACAAATTCCCTGTTGAGCCGATTCTGTTTTAGCCGGAGAATTTCTTCTTTCACTCCATCATTTTCCAACAAACGATATCCTATTGATGCCGCAGTCGCATAATCAACGCCATACGCTTTCTGATATGCCTTAGTAGCGTTGAAACACCGGATGTAATGTATGCAAAAAAGCTGTTGTTTATCGGTCAATTCGGTGTTCTGTATTACCTGCTTGACTTCATCAGCTATAGCTTTTTTTTTAACGCTCTTTTTGTTTTCCGAACGTTCGCTTTTCTTTTCCGAACGCTCGCTTTGATGCTCACCATCCCAATGGTATGTACTTTTCCATCTTCGAACCGTACCTGGAGGAACGTCTAGTTGACTTGCAATCTCAACCAGCTTCATTCCTTTTTTGTATAGTTTTCGGGCTTTCTCTGCCTTTTCGTTCGGACTCCTTGCCACTGCTGCCACCTTCCTGCTTTTTCTTTTCTCTATATTCCCTCATCACATGCGCAATCGCCTGTTCGGCTGTCGGATCACTGTATCTTTCTTTATTCATTCTAATCTCCCCATTCATACGGAGGTTGCGGCTCCCCTGGGTTTCATGGAGCCGCTTAATGTTGTGAGCACGAAAAAAGAGAGACTGCTGCCGCAATCTCCCTTTGAACCTTTCGGTTAGTATAACAATATCATATTTTAAGTGTGCACTTCTATGCACTCTTTTAAATTATAAAATGTTTCAGTGCATCATTATGTATGTAATGGGTGCGTCTCCATGATAATCCCATCTTCACACAGATATCCTCCCACTTCATCAACCGGATATAACGGTACATCAATACATCCTTTTCATCTTCATTATCCATCCGCTCTATCTTGTCCGTGATCTCCTGGCACAGCTTGATTCTGTGATATCTGGCTTTCATGTACCGTCTTTCCTCTTCGTCCAGTAGTGCAGCATAAGCAGATAGATCTGTATTGTTATGTGCGTGTGGCATGCCGTCATTGCCTGTGGATGGCATGATCTTGCTTAAGCGCATTTCTGTTATCTTTTCCTCGCTGCGCTTCATCTGGCGCACTGCTTTTTCATATTGTTTCAGGTATTCCTTTTTTAATTCATTTTCTTTCTCCACTCTCCATCCTCCATGTTCAATTATTACTCTATAGTAATTTTAGCATGGAAATTTAGTGGATTTGTACCAATTTTCAACGCTATATACTTCCATGTACTTTTAAATAATTACCGCACCATCCGCATCTGTCCGCCCGCTCCTCTTCTGCTCTATGAATTTCTGCACAATCCGACGTTTCCGGTAAAAGCAATTTTTACTGATCGGGAGAATGCCATAATGAGCTTCTAACATGTCATAACTGGTACCAACAACGATTGATTCTGTCAGTTTATCGGCTATGATGCTATCTACACTCATACAGATCTCGTACACTTCTTTCTCATTCACACACATTCCCCCTCTGCTTGTTTTATTTTTCTCCCTGCCTGTTCTTCATTGTTTATTAGTATCCGTATATCCCAGCTTCTCTAATCTTGCCATAAATGTTAAAGTAACCTGCACTGGCCAAACCTGCCCGTATCTTCTGTTTATCTCTGCCGTGATTTCTTCCGGCGTTAACTGCTGCTCTGACTCCTTGATAATTTTTAAAACTTTCTTTTCCTGATCTGATAATGTCTGCATGTCATTGTCTCCTTTATAATTATATTTGTAATTTCTATATGATTATAATTTACATGTGTAATATTGTCTATTACTAATTGTTTTTATCTCCAGATCGTGATGAATGCTGTTATCAACAGGATTCCCCAGTATACAACATTATGCAGTTCTTTCTTTTCCCGTGCTTTTTCCATCTCATCATAAAATGAAATAACAATTATTATCCCTATTAATTTTAAAATCATCTTGCTTACCTTTACCTGTCAGCTCTGGCACATCAACCAATACTGTATTAAACGTTCCTTTCGTTTTTCCTGCTCGTCTTTCTCGAATCGAAACGGTTTTCCTTCTTTCAGTTCCAGTTCCATTCCATCAATACTGCCGCTTAGTTTATCCTGACAGTGCTGGAGAAGTGTTTCCAAATCGCACAGTCTGCCTGCACTATATTCGTCACGGATATATCTTAAAACTCTGCCTGCACTTTTCATCCGGTACTCATAAGCACATTTACTGTTGATAAATCTTTCTTTTCCGGTTTCTGTTTTCAAGATTTTTAATCTATTATCAGATTCTTTCAGCTTGGCATAAGACATTTCTATGTCAGTTTGTTTCATCTGCACCTCCACCTTTCACAATCTCAATTGCCGTTTTAAGTTCAACAATTTCTTTTTTTGCACTCCATCCTACAGGCTGTGCATCACAACTTGCCTTATCCAATTCGCTTACAACCGCATCCACATTGTAAGCGGTCGGTTCAGCATCAATAATCGCACAAAACCGCTTGTACTCATCCTCGTTGAGCGTATACTCGCTTGCTCTGTCCTTTAGGCTAGTTGCATCAACCAATCTTTCCATCGTTCGCCCTCCTGTTCCACGCTTCTAAACATCAAATTTCATGTGAAGATATTTACCCTCGTATTCGGTTTCCCAATAATAGTCACCTGTGTACCAATCTTCTCCCCTACATGTCTGGTCACACCATTCTTTACAGTTATCTCCACCCTGCTCGCTACCCGTATGATATTCTGTGATATCAGCATAGTCAGAGTCCATACCGTCCATGTCAAGATTTTCTCTGCACCATTTTGAAATCTCTTCATTAAGCGCATTTCGTTGTTCGATTTTATCAACTATTTCTTTTGGAATCTTACTCACTCTTCACCACTCCAATCTAATTTCTGACCGCAATTCGGGCAAAAATCGAAATCATCATAATCAACTTCATAGTGTTTTCCGCAGTTAGGGCAAATCCACGTGTCATAGATAAGACAACCTCCGGCGTATCCGTCTCCTTCGTAATCCGGTTGCTTTGCCGTCTGCTTCTCCATCGCCGCCCGGCATTCTTCCACCGTTCTGATTGCTCGGTACTGCTTTAATTCTTCCAACCACTCCGCAAGTTGTATATGTTCCTCTGCACATTTTTTACACTGCATTGGATAATAATGTCCATCTTTATCATAATGATTTTCGTATTCAGCCATCCTGCGCTTTGCCACTTCTCTTGCGTGCGCTATTGCTCCGTCAATCGTCATACCCATTTAATTCTCCTTCCACAAAACGGACAGAATTTAAAATTGTGATGTGCAAAATTATTTGGCACAGTCCCTCTTACCAGTGGAGCAAATTCACACTGTATTTTAAATTCTGTGTTGTCAAAACATTCCACTGCGTCTTTCCATTCGCAGTATTCTTCATTCTCCTGCATTCCATCCCCTAATGTCTCCTTTTTATCGACATCCTCATATTCTTTCAGCTTTTCATATAAGTCAGCCTTTGTGCACAGATTCAAGTAAAACAATGCAATCAACCCGCGGACATCCGAAAACGGGTCTATCGTTAAATTATCAAATATTTCCTCGTCTAATTCTGCATCGCCTAATGGCAATTCATCTTTTGTTAATGTAGCCATGAGGTTTCTGGCAAAATCTCGTGCATCCATTTCCATCTCGTAATCTCTGTATCTGGCATTACGATCATTGTCTACATAGCAGTTATTATGCATTAATTCAAGCATCGTCATATCTGTTACGCTCTTATTTGTCGTTAATCTCTCCATGCTAATCCTCGCTTTCCCGATACGGCTCCGGCAGCGGCATCCAAGCCACTATCCTGTAACCATGTATTCTTACTAAATCGCACCGCCATTTTCCATCGGTTGTGTGTGCACTAGTTGTAACCGTTCGCCCGGCATCATCGGCCACTGTTACAATTACCTCGTCTGATTTTCTTTCAAACATCGCAGTGCTCCACTTTTTAGTCCCTTTAAATTTTATGAACATGCTATCATGTTCCTCCGGCAGCCTCTCACTGCATGGAATCCATCCGCTTTCCTGCTCCAAAATTCTATTGATTTCTTCCTCCGAAACCACTTTTGTTAGCGGAGAATATCCGCAGGCTTCTGTTGCTGTCTCAGATATCCGGTTCTTAATCCTGTCTATTTTCATTTTTCTCCTTCCCGTACCGCAACTGATACGGTACTTCCTTAAAATCTCTCAATGCATCCGGGTTTGGATTCTTTGGTATTCTCGTTCGCTTGTCCGTCGGCGATTTAATGGCTCTATTGTGTTCTTTGCTGTCTCTATGCATGAGATTCCTCCTAAACGCCCGTAACTTCCCGTATTCTCTCTGACAGTTCCGTCTCTCCTCCGTTTAAGATCTCAATCTCTTTTGCAGCATCTTTCAACATTTTTTTCATAGACTCGACACCGTCTCTTTCATAACTTTTCTTGACCGTTTTTCCATCGATCACTGCTGCAATGGTCGGGATCTCTTCAAAAGTGTTCCTGTATGTTTTCTGAATTTTTTCAATCTGTGGTTTTGCTGCATCTGCTTTTTCCAGTGCCTCGCCCAAGATTCCAAGTGTTAATTTCTGTTGTTCTGCCCGTTCCATCTCTTTCTTTGCTTCCTCTTCCAATTTTTCATCCAGGATTCTATGAAAATTCTCATACATTCTGATTCCTTCGTCGCTGTCTCCAAGAATATCCGTGATGATCGTCTTTAATTCCTCTCTCTGCTCCGTTGCCGTTGTCTGTTCAATGCATCCCATCGCTCGTGCAAATTCCTGATGCGGCGCTTTCGTGTCTCTTGTATAAAAGAGCATTGTGTCCCTGTCTTCCTTTCGGTCTGTAAATTCCGGAAATACAAATCCTGTATCTGGTGCTCCGACTACCGCATCCCTGATCCTGTTTATAATCCTGTTCTTCTCCTCGCTGTATGCCAGTCCTGGAGCTGTCAGATTTACCGGGCAGATAGCACAGAGCAGATATTCGTATACATCCTCTGACTCGTCTATCTTGTTATTGTCTGAGGTATATGTAATAACGTCATAAGCATCGCGGTAAAGCAGGATCAGATAGCCTCCGACATGATCATAATTATCAATCACTCTGTCATAAAATGCTTCCAGCAGATTCTCGTCTTTTAAGCCGCTGTCTCTTATCGCAAGCAGGAACTGCTGCATGTCGTTTTCTTCCTTTGCCTCTTCCGAAAGTTCCAGATTCAACATGTTGTCTTTCAGTTTTCCCTTAAAGATTCCTTTTGCAATATCCAAGTATTTATAAAATTCTTCATCCGGAAGATTCAAAAATGTCTCTCCGAATGTTGTTACGATATTTTTATCTACATCCACATAGCACCCGCAAATACGGGAAAAAGTGCAGTTATTCTTTGTCAGCCTTCTTTTTAATTCCAAGATATCTTTCTTTTTCATTTTGTTGTCCTTTCTGCCATTGCTACATACTTTCCATAACTCATCCTGGCTTCTCTTGCTTTTTCTAACACGCTGCTTATATCGCTGTTATTATGTGTCTGGTTTCTTCTTTTCTCATGAATTTTTCTATTGCGCTCATTTCTGCACTGTTTTCCACAAGTCAGCGCGGCCGCTGCTATTGTTTCAAATTCTTTTCCGCAAATTATGCACTTTTTCTTGTATGTTTTTCTTACAAACACTGTTTTCTCCTTTCTCTCCGGCACCGGTTGCCGGAGAATCGCGCGTTTACTGGTATCCTGTGATATATTAGATTAACCAAAAGTCGGAAAATCCCATTTCTTATAGCGTAGCCTGTCCTCATTCCAGTCCGGATACTGCTGCATCAGGTACTCTTTAAATATCTCTATCATTTCTGATCGGAGTCCTCTGCTTCCATTGTCCAACAGCATGTGGTGGTACCGGCATCCTACTGCTCCGTTCTGTGGTACTCCAAGTCCTCCCTGTGATTTATTTATGTAATGCATGATGTCTTTCATCTGATAGAGCCATTGATCCTTGTTCTCCATGTGGTACTGCTGCCGGCAGAAGATACAGCTTTCATTGTCACGGTAATAGATGATCCGGCGCGTTTCTTCATCGAATTGGAACTTCATGTTTTTTCTGGTCCGGTACCGCATGTCAGTCCTCCTCTAACTTATCCATGTTTGCCCCTACCTCTTCACTTTCTAATTCCTGATACGTATCTCTGTATTCAGTACATTGACATGTTGATTTTAATAATGCCCTCAACATTTTTACCTGTTCTTGGCACCAGTTGCTTTCAGCATTTTTTATTAAATCCGCTATAAAGAGATCAAGTGTCCAGTTCATAATTTCTCTTGTTTCTGCGATCTCCGGTTCGTTTTCCTCATTTTCCGGTTCGCTCGGCATGTATTCCGGATGGTTCTCAATGCTGTCCTGTCCCGGTAACTGCTGCTCGCCGACCGCCTCCGGCTCACCTGTCTTAATATCTTCCGGCTGTTCCTCCGGCTCGATCGGGGATGGTTCCGGGATGTCCGGCTCAATGTCATGCAGTGTCTTGGGTGTTTCTTTTACCGGCTCCGGTTTCTTTTTCGACGGCTGCACGTGCGACTCTTTCCGTTGCACCGGTGCAACTTTGCTTTTTTCAGTTTCCGGAAAATTTTCATGAAACATATTCTCCCATGCACCCTTCACATCAAATGATCCTGTCATGTTCCTGATCGTCTCGGCAACTTCCTCCTGCATGATCTGTTCTTTTTCCATGCTTCTTGTGTTCACGATCTCGATCATTTTCTTTAAGTTGTTCACGGATACGGCAAGTTTTCCGATCCCCGGGATTCTTGTCATGTAAACTTTCATGTCCGCCGGTGCCATGATCTCAAGCACATCCTGTTCGTTTTTTAACGAATTGATCACATCTTTGAATAACTGCGGCTCATCATGGAAAATATTTAAAATCACCTTTTCAAAGATTGTCTCCGCCGTTTTCGTTGTCTCCGGCTCCTGCTCAATCATTACTTCGATATCTGAGATTTTCTGCTCTTCCTCAAATTCTTCTTTTACGGCACTGATCTCTGCTTTGCTCATTTCCGGTGTCAGGATTTCATTGATCTCATCCGGCAGTGTCAGCATGAGTGCCAGTTTTGCATAGCCGAACCGCTGATATTCTTCTTTCAGTTCCATGGAATAGCCGTCTCTTGAAAATCTGTCGTTGATCCGGATAAAACGTGATACCTGTGTTTTATCAAGCCCGTATTCATTCATTGCAAACTCATTGACATTCGAATACCCGGAACCCGCTAAAATTCCCGTATCCTGTGCCACTTTTAAGAGGTATCCGATCCTCACGAACTGCTCTGCTGATTTCTGCAGTTCGGTATCAAGATCATGCTTATATACTGCATAATCTGTATATGTGATCACATTGTGGTCCTGTCTTATAATTTCTTCCATTTTTCTTCCTTTCTACACTGCTGCCAGTGCCTGTCCTGCTTTCTCCGGCTTCTTTTCCCTGTTTTTCAGCTGCGCTGTATAATCTTTCAGAAATCTATCAAAAAACTCCTGTTTCGGTTTTTTATCATGTGCTCCATACCACTGTCTTATCTCTGTTCCTTTGATTTCTATTGTGATATAAGGAGTGTCCGGTGTTTTCTCTTTTCGCAGGAACAAAATGGTGGTTGTTCCCTTGTTATGTTTTGAAAGATAATTATCGCCACCTACACAATGGTGTAAGACTCTTCCTTCTATGATGATCTCTCCCGCGTCTTTTGCTGGGCGGATGATATAGCCCTCCGCCGATGCCTGATACCGCTTGCACAGGCTCTTATATTTCACTGCAATTTTGGAAAATTCCTTGTTTTTCTTTTTTATAAACAGCTCGTCATGTCTTTCCGTACTTTCCTTAACCATCTGGTTGTGTGCCTCTTCCAGATCGCGCGGATAAATAAATACACTGTTTGTCATGTCATAGCCCAGTGCCTCCCGCATGTTAAGGTAGTCGTCATATTCATTCACTATCTTTCTTTTATACTGCTTTTCTGAATACCACCTGTCCTTTTCTTCCGTGCATTCCTGTTTTTTATACTTTTCCACCCGGTTTATCAACTGCTGCAATGTCATGTATTTGAGCAGATGCTTTAACCTGCTTTTCATTTCTCTGTCAAATATTTCTGCAATCCATTCTTCCTGTTCCGGTTTCCAGGAATATCCCTCTTTCTCTTCAAATTGCAGTGTTTCTAACAGATCTGTATCTCCATGCGCTTTTATAACGCTGTTGATGTGTTCCTTTTTCTTTAACCGAAGCTGTCCCTGCAGAGTGTCTTTCCTGCGGTTTATAATCCCGAGTTTTCCCTCTTTCCATAAGATTTGCCTCACCAGTTTGTGCATGCTCATTTTGCAATACATCTCAATTGCGGGGTTATTTGCATAGGTCATCAGGGCGTCTGTGGTGTTTACGGCATTCTCTGTCATTCTGCCCCAGTTTTCTCTTCCCATTTTTTCCAGCTGATCTAATGGACAATATTTTAACGTCGACTGCCGCACGGTTTCTTTCCATCCCGGATAAATCTCCCCGTCCTTTACTTCTATGCACGGATATCCTCCCCTGTCCGATAGTATCCATGCGTTTTCATCCCGTCTGTAACTATATGCACACACCATTTTTTCTACCTTCCCTTTGAAAAGGAAATACCGGCTCTCCTCTGTCATAATGTCTTCCATTTTTAATGACTTCTGATATCGCCTGTAATACGAGAAAATCCGCACGATCAGATCATTCTCACTTGTCAGCTGATACAAGTAAATTCTCTCTTCCTGTCGCACCGGTGAAGTAACTCTCTGCCATTCATAAGTTGATACATTACCGCATTTTTTACAGACTGCCTTTTCTCCTCTTCTTGGAATCTCATCATACAGCGTCCCATATTCCGGATCTTTCGGTGTATATAAAACATATTTTTCTGCACATTTTCCACAGATGCACTCTGTGTTATTGCCCTTTCTCTTATAATAAATTTCCGGATTCCATAATTTTTTCGCACACCAGTCTTCGAAATCCTCCGGAAGCTCCGGAGTCAATTCTTCCAGCTTTCTTATTCTCTCTTCCTCATTTTCCCTAACTGCTGCCATATCATTTCACCTCCGTGTAATAACTTTTTATGATCTTCTTTGCTTCTCCCATTCCTGGGATTCCAAGTGTCACACGGCTGGCATTTACTTTTGCCTCTTTTAAAATATCTTTGTCCACTGGAATCTGATTCTTAAATGACCATTCCAACAGCTTCCCAATACAGCCCTTGATGCTTTTCCCTTTCCTGCGTACCGCGACCGCCATATCGTCATGCTCCATGCACTGTGATCTGATGTAATCCACCCAGTCAATCATGATCTGCTTCGGTTTTAAATCTTTACATTCCACATCGATCTTTCCGATCGCCGCCCCAAGCGGTGTCGTCAGTGTATCTGTGTATCCGCCCCAGTAATCTTTGGCATCCTCTTTATCAATTCCATTTTCCTCTGCCAGCACCAGGAGACTTTCCATATCTCCTTCTGTTTTCAATCCCTCTGCTGTGAGGTTTATTTCTTCTGCGCTGTCAAATTCTCCGAATCTCTCAAACATTTCTCGTTTTCTCCCTTCGTTCCATTTCTTCCATCAGTTCCTTCGTGTAGGCATTGGGCTGTTTTAAATAAAAACTGCATAAGTGCCCCTGCTTGCCCCGGATCAGCTCCAGCCACTTATCTTTATTTTTTACCGGCTGACCTCTGGTCGTGATCCATCCTCTCTTAATCCACTGTGCTACATCTTCCCTGCCTGCAAATCCGTTGTACAGGTATTCACTGTCTGTATAAATTGACAGCTCGCATTTTCTCTTCATACGGGAAAATGCACGTATCAGAGCCTCCATCTCTGCCCTGTTTCCATTCATCTGTTCAACAGGTTCAATGTGTTTTCTTATCTCCGGCAGGCTCTTTCCTGATGGATAATATTCTAGGCAATATCCAATGTAGCCGTCACGCTCCCATCTGCCCTTTATGGATGTGGTGACGTAGATGCTGACCGCCTGCATAGATCCTCACGCTCCCTTCTGATCTCTCCGGCATCCCGTTCCAGCCGGATCTCCGTGTAATAGTAATAAGACATGTCAGTGAATGGATTTACTCCGTATCGGATGCTGTCTCGGTCTATGTAATATCCCGGTTGCGGCTCTGGTCCATTCTCGATCAGCTTTCTTACCGTCCGACGCTTATATTTATGTGTTTCTTTTTCCGGCATCTTTAAATTTCTTGAACAGTCATATTTGACAAAAATTTTTGTTTCTTCTTCCTCTCCGAACAATGTCATCTGACCTGTAATTTCTTCTGTAGGTTCTTTTACGATGTAATTTGCCAAACTTTTAAAATAATCGCCTTCATACACCGGCTCATAATTCACCCGTCCATCTGTCAGCCTGTTCCATACCTCAGATACAATCTCCGCTGTTCCCGGTGTTCCATCCAGCCTGTTCATCAGTACATGGAAATGGATTCCTCCTCTTTCCCCTACTTCTATCCTGTATACAAACTTCAATACCTGTCCTCTCTTTTTATATTTATTTCTCACAGTATCGAAAAAGGCTTTGCGGACTTTCTTTATCTCTTCCACCGGAATTCTTGTTCCCCTTGGAAATTTCATTGTCAGCCACAGATCGCCTGGTTCAAAGTTGCATCGGATCTTCCGTAATATTTTCTTTTCCCTGTTGTATTGATTTTGTTTTTTTACCTGCTCGGGTGTAGCCTTTTTCTTCTTGGCTCTCTTCTCTCCCTTTGCTCCAAATTTTCCTACATACTTAATTTCGTGTTCTCTATATATTCCATACTCATAAACATCATGTCTGTGTGCCATGTCCCTGCTCCGTATCTGCTAAGTTTAATATATTGAGATTGTTAAATAAGCCGGCAGCTTATCCCCTTTTTCTCTTGCTTTTTCAGCAGGCGCATGATACACTATACCTGTCATAAGTATGGTGTGTATTGCACCTATCTGAGCATTGAAACCTAGCATTTCAATGCTCTTTCTTTATTACATTTTCGAACGTATGTACTGTATGTGAAAACCCGTGGAAAATGCACCAGTCAAGAGCTTTTATATACTGTGCTTCATCGATTAAGCCAATTACCGGATTATTCTTATCACGTACTCCAAAAAGCTCCGCTCTGACTTCTTCTCCCGCATCCAGGCACATCACAACCATGGATGCCTGATCTGCACATAAAACTGCCTGAAGGTACTCTTTTCTCATCATATGGTCTTTAAATATTCCCGCCTGGTCATACAGCTTTTTTCTTATCCGATCCTCGTTCAACATTTACCCTTGCCTCCGAAAATGCTTTCTCAATCCTGCCCCAGCCGATCCGCTCCATGATCAACTCTGCTTCCTGTTTCATCTCAATAAAGTTTAGGACTGTACATATCTGTTCTGCCGCCATGGCAGCCTGTCCGTATTTTCCTGCAACAAATGCCGCCTCAAAACTTTGTGCACAATTTGCCGCCCAGTCTTCCAGTTCTTCCGGTGTTTTCATTGTCGTCCTCCACAATGTCATAATAAAATTTCAGCTCCGCCTCTTTCGCCAGCATCATAGAAGTTGCGAGTCCTTTATTTTCCCATCGGGTTTTTGTGTCGGAAATCTGCCGGTTGAACTCCGAACGCTTCATCTGCGGTTTTTTTATCGCTTCCTCAAGTTTTTCTTCCAGAGTGTCTGCAATCTCCTGCATCCATTCATACCCGCAGTCTGCTCCGGTTGCTAAATCGCGAAGCATAAAAGCCTCTTCTTTTGTTAAATCTAATGTGATCATCTTTCTCTCCTCATTTCTTCGAAAAATAATGTGCTCCGGTCTTTCTCCATGGTGTCCCATAATCAGACCACTGACCTTCCCGGAAATAATAAATTCCCGGATATCCTCTCTGTTCTACTTCCATCCTCACCGCCTGGTATGTCTCCTCTGACGGTTCCCAGATACCTGCCATCCCTCCATCCCAATATGATGTGAATTGATTCTTTTGGGATATTACGCCGGCGATCGTGTCCGGCCACTCTCCGGAATGATCTTCTGCTCTGTTCAAAATCACATCTGCAACCAGGCGTTTTCCTTCCAAACTCTGATTTCCTGCCTCCGCTTCCACGCAGATTGCAAGGAGCTCCAGGCTGTCCCAATATTCCTCCTCCGTGGTGTCTGTGGGATATGTTTCATATTCCTGCCTTGGTGTGATCTCCGGCTGTTGCACCGGTGCAACTGGTTCTATTTTTTGAAATACACCCGAAACAGGCTGTCCAACGACTGCTGCCGGGTGTAAATTAAATGTAACTATGTAAATGATCATTATGACTGCTACATGACTCCAAAATGCTTTCTTCGGCATTGGTTTCCCCTCCTTCCTGCTTGTCCTAAAAGCTGCCACTCATGTGGCATTTTTCATCTGTTTTTTCTTATGAGCTCTCTCCTGTGCAAGTAACAAATCCATAGCTGCATCATTTAAACGCTGATGCCTTGCTTTTTCCTCTTCCGGCGTCAGGATCGGGATCAGATTGATGTTCGTACCGTTCGGGAACTCCTGAATCACTCTGCGATATTCCATAAAATTACCTCCTCTTCTTTAGTTAATGCTGTACTGGTTGTCTTTGTTACTCTTTGCTTTCAGTTTCTTTACCTCTCCATCTGTGGTATAATCTCCTTACAGGACGTTGCCGCGTCCGAGTAAAATCATTAGAAGCAGAAGGATATATCAAACTTTTGTCAGCTGCTCTTGGCTATGCGATCTATCGCGTGCTTTAATTCGATTTTGATCAAAAGCACCGCTTCTTTAATTCTCCGAACAAATCCCGGATAGGTGCTTTTGATCGTAATTTGCTTCTCTTCGCCATTAATTCGAACTGAAATGTTGTATATCCCTTTCCAAAATGTGTCGTAGAAAGATATCATCACTTCTTTGCCATTAACTTCTGCGATCACATACTTCTGCTTGAAATCTGTTTCAAAAAGTCTCATGCCTCCATCTCCCTTATTAATCCCAATGATACTTCGGACTAGCTTTAGAAAATTCCTTTTGGCTTTTCTCCAAGACATCCGTTATGTATCCCATAATTCTACTTGTAATAACTGTGACATCACTTTTATTACTGAGCAACTCCTCGATACGCTTCAAAGTACTGTCAATGCTTTGAAGCGTTTCTTCTACTGTTGGTTTCTGGTTCTTCATTCCCCCTCTTGCCTCCCTTCTGTCTTGTCTTTTTCTACACTTCCCTCTATAATTGTCTTATCAGCATTGCCGTGCTGAAATACAAACGAAAGGAGAAACCCCTATGATTTATATTGATGATATTTGTAAATTTCACTCTATCATCACTGATTTGAAAGATTCTGGTGTTTCTGTGCATCTTTATGGAAACTCCACAGAATGTTTCTCTGGCGCATATGCAGGATTTGATACGCCGCCAAACAATACTTTAGCAATCCGCATCGTTGCACTTACTTCTGTTGGTACTATATATTGCAATAGTTTCACTAAATTAAAAGAATCCGAAACTGTTGAAAATGCCAAGCAATTATATAACCAACTCTCTGTGACAAATGCCCAGGTATCTTACTCAAAGGATTCTGGAACAGTTACTATTAAATAAACCCATGCGGCATAGTTAACGCTGTGCCGCTAAAATTTTCAGTGCATCCAATTTAACTTGCACATCGCATGTCTCATATAAAATTTTCAGTGCCTCATTTGCAATAAATAATGTTGGATCCTGTGTAAAACGCTTTGACACATCATCAAATGACTCATGTCTTTCCTCTGTCACTCAATCATCTCCTTTCTTATACAACTCATTCACTGAAACTCCCAGTGTTGTTGCCTATTCTCCTCCGCAGTGTTATTATTTTTTACAGGCACTGCCATGCCGAGTATTATGAAAGGAGAATTTTATATGGATATTAATAAAGTAATTGCGACCTCTCTTGATAAGTCCGTAAAGGATATTACTAATGGGAAAATTGATGAAATCCTCAACTTGGATGATGAGCAACTTCAAAAAGCAGTCCAACAAAACCAACTTCTTATGAATTATTCCATTACACTTCTAAAAACTTATCATGAGGAATTACGAAAAAAATTAGCTACTCACGGAATCGAGATTTAATTAACAAACAAGCATATAAGAAAGCTACTTCTTCTTTTGAAAAGGACTGCTTCCTGCCCGAAGTGGTCTTTTTCTTTTTTGTCTTTCTCACTCAATCATCTCCTTTTTCAATCTGTTATAAAATATTTCATATATTGCGATTTTCCTGTCTAAATGTTAATATTTTTATATTCACATACTACAAAGGAGAATTTTTATGAAATATTCTGAATTAAAAAATTTTACACATAAACAATTATCCTCTTTTACACATCAAGATTTGTCTCTTGACAAATATGAATTGATTGCCAAAGCTGAGAACTCAACCATTGAGCTTCCTGCTGACGTTCAAAACAAATTGTACGAATTATGCACAGAATTAAAGAAACAGTCTCCCGAAAATGCCAACACTTTTTCACTCTCCTTAAATACAGTTGGTGATGTTGCAAAGATTCTCAGTTGCCTTATTGCTACCGTAAAAAATCTTAATGATTTGGGATTAGGCATCTTCTTAAAAGAATGTCTGAACGACATCATTTCTTTTTTGAATAACATGCAATAATTCCTATTAATACTGTCAGCACCCACAATCTACTAATCGAATTCCATAGATCATCTAAGTTGTAATCTATGTAATCGTTCGCTTCCGTCTGTGCAGAATATCGCTTTCTCCCAAAGATATTTATTTTGTGTGGAGAAAGCGTTTTTTCCTCCTGATGCATTCAATCATCTCCCTTCTTAAACAGCTCGTTTGCATCAACGCTTAAAGCTGTAGCAATTCTTAAGATATCAATATCCTTGATAACCTTCCGCCCATTCATCATTGCACTGAACTGCTGTTCTGAATATCCGGCTTTCTTTGCCACCGCGCTTTGCTTTAAGCACCTGTCCTTAATAATTCCTTTTACATTTGGTGCTACAATAGAATTCAAGTTTTCACTTCCTTTACTCAAGTTTCTTTAGTTCTTTTTCAGAATAACTCAAGTTTATTTAGTTGTCAATATGTTTTTCTAAATTTTCTTGAGTTTTCATATTGATATTTGAATATTTCTGATGTATAGTGGATTTACAAGGAGGTAAATCACATGGGTATTGGATATAGAATAAAAGAAGCTAGAGAACGGTTAGGATTGACACAAACTGAATTAGGGCAGAAAGTCGGTGTAACAGGCTCTGCAATCACAAACTATGAAAAAGAAACCAGTCATCCTAAAGAGCAAATCATTTATAAGTTAATGGAAACTCTTGGCGTAGATGCAAATTACTTATTCCAAGATTGTATGCACATTCCTCCAAGGGATAATGACATAGATTTATCTGAATATGAACATATAAAAAAATACCGTGTTCTCGATGATCACGGCAAAAGAATGGTTGATTTTACCTTAAAAGAGGAATATGAGCGTTCCATTGCTGAAAAAAAGAACTCCGACAATATTGTTTCTATGACAGTTAAGGAAACTTCTGCTTATGAAGTCAATGCCGCACACGCTATTGAAGATACATCTGACGAAGATAAGGCATATGACGAAGATATTATGGATGATGAAAACTTCTAGTCCAAAAAATTGGACAGGTCTTATATTATTTTTAAATAGGGGTGATAATTTGACTACATACGATGACCTGCTGATTGAAGCAGATTGCAATAACTTAGTCACAAAAGAGAAACCGCTCCGGGCAAACAAGGGGCGCATAAAGGGCAATCGAATAGCCATAAGAAAAGATTTGACCCAGACGGAAAAGAAATGTGTCCTTGCTGAGGAGCTTGGACACCACTATACTGCTGTCGGCGATATCATTGACCAGTCAAGTGCCGAAAACCGCAAGCAGGAATTACGCGGTAGAATCTGGGCATACAACAACCAGGTCGGTCTGCGTGGTATCATCGATGCATATTTACACAACTGTCAAAACCTGTTTGAAACGGCAGAATATCTCGGAGTTACCGAAGAGTTTTTAAATGACAGTCTAACATACTACACAAATAAATACGGTGTATGTACACAGATTGATAATTATGTCATATTTTTCCAACCTAATATCGGGGTTATGGAATTGATCTGATATAAATGGGATGAATTTTTTGATATTTTTTTAACATGAATACTTGACAAGGCTTTTACATATGATATAATGTAGCTAATTAGCGAATGACTGGTGTCCGGTCACAAAAAAGCCTTGAGATTTATTCTCGGGCTTTTTTTGTATACAAAGGAGAATTTTATGGAAAACGATAAAATCATTAAATATACTACCCCAGAACAGCAAATTGCTCTGCTAAAAAACAAAGGACTGTCATTTGAGGATGAAACATTTGCACATGACTGTTTGCAAGAATATGGCTACTACAATATTATTAATGGTTACAAAGCTCCTTACATAGATACAATCAATGATAAAAAAGTCTACAAATCCGGAACAACATTTGAACAAATATATTCTCTGTTTATCTTTGACCATGCTCTCAGAAACTCTGTTATGTCAGCAATGCTTGACTTTGAAGAACATTTGCGTGCTTCTGCTGCCGAAGTAATATCAAGCTCCTTTGGCACTGATCATAATGAATATTTACGTTGGAATCATTACAGAGACAGGAAAACTGCTAAAGACAGATTTAGTTTACGCGGAATTCTTGGCACATTGCGTCAAAATATAGAATCTGGCAAAGATCCTATAAAATACTACCGGGAAAATTATAATATTGTTCCACCTTGGATATTATTCAAAGGGACTTATTTTAGTACATTGATTAACTTTATTCGCCTATTTAAAGAACCTCAAAAAACATCATTAATCCATTTGCAATACGACATTGACGAATCTTTATGTTCTTTGCCTTGTATGAAGAAATTATTCATGGACACGCTTTTCGCATGCCTTGATTACCGAAATTGTGCAGCTCATGGCGGTCGAATATATACTTTTGAACCCAAAAATGCAAATGACATAAATGACAATGACGAATTATTTGAACTCTTTCCAGAATTAGAAGATATAAAACACAGACATGGAATTTCACAACTCCTAACCCTATTGTCCACTTTTTCCTTCAGCGGTCCATCTTCTGCCTTAGACCGTACATTGAAACAGGAAATAAACCGCCATTTATCTTTATATGTACAGGACAAGGATTATTTAGAAAAAGCTTTAGGCTTTGAGATTGTTGAAAATCGTGTTGCTTGGATTAGTGAATCCACAAAAAAATTTCATAAATATCCTAATTGCAGTGGAATGCAGCATCCAATTCAAGTTTCTCTTGACGATATTGATATGGAAATTTACCAGCCATGCAAACGATGTTGGAATAAATAAAAACCGCCCCACTCTACCAAAGCAGGACGGTCACGCTCCCGTATGATACGAAAGCCCTCAACAAGCACATTGTATCATTCCCGGAGCAGCTACGCAAGCGGAACACCCGTTCCCCGCTGGCTGTTATTTTTATACTCTTTTTTACATACATTTTCACAAAGGAGTGATACCTT